ATGAGAACCTGTATCTATAAAGTTCTCTACATCTCCTGCCTCAATACCATCTGATACTATTCCAGCATATTCATTACCAGTTTCTTTGATAATATCTTTTAAAAAATCATTCATTTGTTTCCCCTATTTAATTGCAATTGCGCCAACGAACATATGATTGCGCCAGAATGGTTGTGCAGTTTTAAAACCAGCACATTCTAACATACCTTCTAACTCTTTCCAAGTATTAGGTTTTAACATGTTCCTTAATGTTTTTTCTTTTTCTAAAATATCTGATGCATCAAAATGTTTTCTTTTATAATCATAAAAATTAAAAGTTATCATTTCTTGTAATCTTGAATCTTCACAAACTGTTTTTTCTGCAAAGATAAATGCACCACCATGATTTAGTCCATTGTAAATATTTTGTAATACATTAAATCTATCCTTTCTAGGCATAAACTGTAATGTAAATATTGATGTTACCAAACTGCAATTTTCAAAATTGTAATCACGAACATCTTTTTTTGTAAAATTAACATGAGCCCATGGGTTTTCATTCTTCATTCTTTCGTGTCTTGCATCAAGTTCTGAAAAGAAACTTGGAGCAAGTTCTATACCAACATAGTTAGCATACTTACAAAATGATTCATTACCCTTTACAAAGGCCTCTGTTAATTTACCTGTTGAACAACCTATATCAACAACATTTGTTTCATCTTCTACAAAGTTTCTAGATAGACTAACTACATCTTCTAGTAGATTTGTATATCCACGAATTGAATGTTCGATATGGTCATCAAAACCTTCTTCTCTTTGAGCGAAGGTAAAGTCATAATTTTTAGACATTATTTTTACTCCAGTTTATCTTGCCATTATACATGGTGTAAACATGGTTTGTCAAGACTTTTATTATATGGTTTTATTACATTCTCATATACAGACTCAGCAATGGCTTTCATCATCAATGAAGGCACCATTCTACCACATCTTTCTATCTTCTGTGACATAGAACCAGTAACTATAAAGTCATCTGGTAGTGACATTAGTCGTTTTATTTCTTTGATTGTTAATCTTCTTTTTTCAATAAAGTGACAAACATCTGCATTTGTTGTAATTGTGGGTGCTGGATGGTGTCTAGACATCTTCTTAACATTGAAATGCCATCCTTTAGGATGATAATCATTTCCACCTAATACTTTGTCTGGGTCATCTGGCATAAGAGCTGCTGTGTCCTTATAGTGTGCTGATTTTATCCATGTGTCTGTACACCACTTAACTTCTTCTGAGTCTAACTCTAAGTCTTCTAATGCTTCTTCAGCTGTTACTATATCTCTACTTTCTTCTGGGAAGATACTAGCGATGTTCATAAATGTTAATCCTATTGCCTCTGTAACATCTTCACGAACAGCTATAAAGATAACACGCCTTCTAGATTGTGGTACTCCAAAGTGTGATGCATTTAAAATTTTATATGATACATCATATCCTATTTCTTCAAATGTATTTACAATCTCATTTAATTTAAGTTTAGCTTCTCCTGCCACTAGACCTGCGACATTTTCACCTATAATAACTTTAGGTTTTAAATCTTTTGCTATTCTTAAAAACTCAAAAAATAAGTCTTCAATATTTTCTACTACTTTATTGTCTGAATATTTTTTAGTCTTACCCCAACCATCAGAATGTTTTGAACCAGACTTTCCTAATGTACCACACATTGAAAATGCAGAACATGGTGGGGAACCATCTAATATATCTAGTTCACCTTTTTGTATTCCAGTAGTTTGTAAAAAGTCTTTACCTGTAAGTTCTTTAATATCATCTGGTAATATTTTTGTGTCTGGGTAATTTTCTTTATATGTAATTCTTGCTTGTTCTACAAACTCATTTACACAAAGTATGTTTCCACCAGCTAGTCTATAACCAGTAGATGAACCACCACCACCAGCAAAGGTAGATATGACACTAAACTTATTTTGTGCCGATGCTTCTTTTACATCTTTTAAATTATACTTTTGATATTTCATTATATGGTTTCAACACCTTTTCATAAATTGATTGTGCAACTGCTTTCATCATTAATGGTGGTACCATTCTACCACATCTTTCTGATTGTTTGTTATAACTTCCTGTTAGTTTAAAGTCATCTGGTAATGACATTGCTCTTTTTATTTCTTTAATTGTAAGTCCTCTAGGTTCATGCCAATGCATTGGTGGAAATTTTGCTGTGATTGTTGGTGAAGGTTTAAATCTTGAACATTTTTTCATATTAAAGAAATGACCTTTAGGATGATAGTCACCACCTGTTTCTACTTTCTTTGAATCATCTGGCATATCCAACCAAGTTACATGATGTGCTGAACCTACAAATTTATTTATTAATGTATCTGCTTCTTCTCTATCTATTTCTATTCCTGTTAAACAATCTTCTAATGTAATCACTTCATTACTTTCTTCTGGGAATAAACTTTGAATATTCATGAATGTTAATCCTATTGCCTCTGTAACATCTTCACGAACAGCTATAAAGATAGTTCTTTGTCTTGTCTGTCCTACTCCATAGTGTACAGAATTTAAAACTTTATACGATACATCATATCCTATTTCTTCAAATGTGTTTACAATTTTAAAAAGATAGTTTTTTGCTTCACCAATAGTTAATCCTTTTACATTTTCAGCAACAATTACTTTAGGTTTTAAATCTTTTGCTATTCTTAAAAACTCAAAAAATAAGTCTTCAATATTTTCTACTTTCTTACCATCAGAATAAGTTTTAGTCTGACCCCAACCTTTAGAGTGACTACCTTGTACCATTGCACCAGATACAGAAAAAGCAGAACATGGTGGGGAACCATCAAAGATATCTATGTCACCATACTTGTTAAAATCTTCTGCAGTAAGTTTTTTTATATCATCTGGTAGTATAGGTGTACTAGGATAGTTTTCTTTATATGTAGTTATTGCTTCTTGAACAAACTCATTCACACAAAGTATCTTGCCACCTGCCAAACGATATCCAGTTGATGAACCACCGCCACCAGCGAAAGTTGATACTACTGTAAACTTTTCTTGTTTTTCAGCATCAAGTACATCTTTTAAATTATAAGGTTTATATTTCATACAAATTCCTCTAGTGTTGATGTATTTTCCATTTCATACCAATCTCTATAAACATCTAACATTCTAGTCCTATTTTTAAAGTTAATTTCTTTATTATTTAGCAAAGTAGAAAACAGCTTTATTACTCCACTTCCTATTTGTAAATTTAAATGATTCTCTACTTTACCTATTTCATTAAACTCATAAAATCCATTTCTTACATGATGTTTTTGAAATGGTTTATTTAATTGTTCATGATTGTGTTTGTAGAAAAATTCTTTTACTGCTGTTGTTAAGTATGGTGTTACAAGATTTTTATTATTCATTTCTGCAACTTTATTATGCCATATATATCCAGCTTGATTTTCTTTTGCAAAATAATTATCTCTAAACTCATTAAAGTTATCACCTTTATAATGTATCATAGCTTTTTTACTTAATCCATAATAACCATCTGCAGCCCAACCAGACAAAACATATTTTTCTTTTATCTGTGGATAGATGTATAGAAATGGGAATGTACATTCAAATTGTGTTTTCTTTCTACATCCTAATTTAACTAAATTATGAAAATCTTCTATCAATCTATTTGTTGGTATAGTAACACCAACGAATTTCCAATTTCTCATTTGAGCAATATCTTTTGCTTTGTTATAATCATAAGATGGTTCATTATCTAATCTAAAACTATATGCAGTTATCTTCTTTCCAAGTCTTTCTGCTGCAAATGCGACAGAGATAGAATCAACACCACCAGACAATAATACTGCAACTTCTTTTTCTGGTATAGAATCATCTACTTCATATGTTAATATTTTGTCTATCATTAAATGGTCAAAAGTATTTTTCTTTTTAAATATTAAATCCCAGTTTGAATCAAACTGTTCTATGTCCACTTTAAGTGGTCTTCTTTTATCACCTTTTCCAGCCATTAGAAAAACTCCTCTAGTGTTCCTTGTGTTCCATAACTACCATCAATCTGCCATTGTATCATACTAGTAATAAATTTTAATGGTTCTACAAATGACTTTTCAAATTGCATATCATAATCTACTATAGTATGTAAGTTTAATTCTTTAGGTAACTTAGTCATGAATGATATAGAAGTTGACTGATAAGTATTTGGTATTTTCATATGTAAAAATTTAATCTTATCACCCTCTTGTATAAAAGGATATTTTCCTTGTAATTTCTTTTCTTTTAAAAGATGATTATATAGTATTGCACCTTTACAATGTATTGGGGCGCCTTTCTTAAATAGATTATGTGATTCAGTCCATTTCAATAATCCATTTACTGAGCGTGGGTATGCAACCAGTTCTGGTTTTAAAGTCATAAACTCTTTTCTAAAATCTTGTATAAAAGTATTTAACACTTTAGAATCTTCGTTCATAATAATTGTTAGTGCTTCTTTAATCTTTTCACGACATGGTGCTGGGGTTGATGACTTCACAGCTTCAACACCCATGATTTTTAGTTTGGGTTCTTTATAACGAACACCCTCAATGTCATGTGCATTTAAAATATATCTTTTCTTTGCAGTCCAAATACCCTTGTCTGCAATTACTTCTCTTTTCATTTGCATTTTCTGTTCGTATGCATTTACATAATCAGCGAGTTCTTGATAAGCTTTA